GCCTTGATCGCAGGTAGCGATGATTTGTGAGAGGTTCATAATCTTAATAAATCCGGGTAATGTTTGCCGGAATTGGTCCCCTTACCGCTTCTGAGACGGTTTAAGCAATGTCGCAAAGGGGGGCCACTTGGAAACGACCAAGTAAACAAGGTTATTTAATTTCTACTATCGTCTGCACTCTCCCATAAATTGCTTTTCGCAAAAGCGTTTTATTTGGCGCATAGTATTCTTGCCAAGAATCGTATTGTTTTACCACAAACTTTTTTAAGTGAGGTCTGAGGTCGTATAAATACCCCAAGTTTTTGAAGCATCCACTTCTTTGGATGTTTGTGTCTTCTAATGGCAGGGAAATGTTAAAAGTTCTTTTTGGACGTGCAGACTGGTTTACGTGTGCTACAAATGGATATCCGGTAATTTCAATTGTTTTCATTCTTTTTGGTCGTTTCGCCTTAGCGGAGTTGCTAAGGACACGACAAAGGAAGTAAAACCAATTCGATTAATCCTAATTATTTTTCAAAGATTAGATAAATAATTTTGCATTGCCTTGACTCCCACTTGTTTAACCTCTGAAATATTTTTTATACTTGAGGGGTAAACGTATATACTGGCAATGATCTGGACCTTTTTTTCGTCCAGTTTTTTGCGGCCTGAATTGGCCCTCTTGCCACCTCTATTTGATTTAATCATTTTGCAAATATATGGTATGTGTGTGATGCCGGCAAGCCAATCGCCTGTTTAGGTGATGCGGGGAAAATTAGCGCCACCACAACTATTGACCTGTCATTAATTGTATATACAACTATTGTATTGAGGTCAATATATTCTTCATCTGAATTAGTAGCAACAATTCCCTTGCCCGTAATTGGTTGTCGGGCCTGTTTTCAAGAAATTGATAAAAACGTGTCGGATTTACCCCTAGATAGGTGCAAATTGTCTGCTTTGAATAGGAAGAAAGAAGGATTGATAGGGTTTTCCTAACCTCTTTCAATTCTCTATCTACCTCATTTTCAATCATTTCCACTGGAAACGAAATAGGACTTTTCAAAGAACCCTTCTTATTGACCGACCGTGTAACCATGTGGCAAAGTTAGAGATGCGAATAGGTATGAACAAACAACCCCATAAACACTGCATATAAAACGTCCTAACCTAAGCCTAACCCAAACTACCAACCAGACCAATTGGGCGCACTACGGTAGGCGTATGGTGCCTCAAATCGAGTCTTGCCCTGATTGGTTCGGTTTAGTTTGGTGTTTGGTTTCTCATTTCTGTTCAACATATTGGTTTGGTGTGCGTTAAGTGGTTCAATTTATTTAGGATTGGGAAATCGGGGACCGGGGTTGGGATTTTCGTTTCCCATGAGGCGAGATGGAGGGGGAGGGAGACAGGGTTATTAACAGTCTCCAAACACCTGTACTCTTAACCAACCATGAATCATCAGGCGGGGCACCCCATTGAATCCGATCGGGTCTTGTGGTGTGGGGAAACAGACACACTAAAAACACCCATATCCTAACCCACTTATTTTCAATGTTTTAACTTTCTGTAATATTAATATAGAAATACACTCATAAGTATTTGGTTTTTAAATAGTTAAACAAGTATGTTTCACCAAAAAAGGTGAAAATATTGGCATTTTTGCTTGTTTTTTCACCAAAAAAGGTGAACTTTGTTTTATGAAAACAGCATTCATTAAGCGGTCCATTGATGCAAGCCGGTTTGTAAACATGGATACAGGCGAGGCAATGATTGAGTCTTATCCAAACATCACTTCGGTAAATGAAAAGTCCGACTTGGCGGCAATCACTTATGAAGAGTATGTTGTAATTGATTCTAAGGCAATTGCGTTTATTCGGGAAGTATTTAACGAGGCTGAAACGGGGCGTATTCTGGCAATGGCTGATATGGTGAGAGGTTGCTACAATGTGCTTTTCAACAAAAAAACTTCTCAGCCCCATGTAAACGAAACGCTTTCAGAGGAGTTGGAATACAGCCGGAATAAGTTTGATGACTTCATGAAAAAGCTGTTCAACAAGTCGGTTATCTACTACATACGGGGCATAAAAGACGGCAAGGAACGGGTTTTGATAATGTTAAACCCCACGCTGGCCCGCAAGTCAAAGTTCTTCCACAAAGATTGCCGCAGCGTGTTTGAGGATTTAAGCCGGAAATAATTTGAGAAAGATTTGGTCAATAGGAATTGCCTATCTATCTTTGCACCATGCAATCAGTTGAAGCAAAACAGATACAAGCCCACATAGCAAACAACGGCACTATGAAAAGCTGGGTGGCCGATCAGGCAGGCATATCGAGGTCTATGCTTACAAGGTTCCTGAAAGGGGAAAGGCAAATGGATTCGGAGAAAATTAAGGCCGTTAAAAAGGCGCTAAAAATGTGATTTTATTTCTGTTACGGGTAAATAATAATTGACAATGTATAATGGCTGAAAACAAAAAATCCTTTCTTCTCTATTGCGATCAGATACATCTGTTTGAGGAATTAAGCGATGAGGAGGCGGGCAGGGTTATTAAACACCTGTTCCGATATGTAAACGACCAAAACCCGGAACCCCCCGACAGGATAACCAAGATTGTGTTTGAGCCAATGAAAAGGCAGTTAAAAAGAGATTTGGAGCAATGGGAAAATACCGCAGCTGGCAAAAGTACTAGCGGCACAATCGGAAATTTAAAGCGGTGGAACCCCGAAATCTACAAGCAATATATTGATGGTGAGCTCACTCTGGAAGAGGCTGTGCTAAAAGTCGCAAATCGCAAACTATCGCAACCCGATCAAGGTGCGATAAAAGGTATCGCAAAAATCGCTGTTAATGTAAATGATACTGTTAAGGTAAATAAAATAGATGAGCGCAAACTTGCGTTTGCTTCCACACTCAAACCGTTTGTGGAAAAGTATGGGAGGGGTATGGTAAACGAATTTTACAAGTATTGGACTGAACCAAACAAATCAAAAAGCAAGTTTAGACAGGAAATGGAAAAAACATGGGACTTAGATAGAAGGCTTGAAACGTGGGCCAAAAACGACAAATCATTTAACACCAGTAAAAACAACGGCTCGGAAACCCCAAGTAGTTTGGGCCGGTTTGCCCCCCGCGAAGCAAAATGAAAAACCCGAAAGAAACACCGAGCTTCACAGCACCGCACAATCCGGACGCAGAGGCCGCTGTTTTGGGCGCCATTATGGTTGACCAAAGTAGCCATGCCGATTTGTTTGGGGTTCTAAGAAATCCAGAGGTTTTCCACCTCGACCAAAATCAAAAAACATTTGCGGCCATGCTTGCCATGTATGACGCAGGCCAAAAAATAGACCTGCTAACGCTGGTTGAGCAGCTAAAAAAGCAAAAATCGCTCACAGATGTTGGTGGGGCTAGATTTGTGGCCGGATTGGCCTCAAAAGCGGGAACTACCGAGTTTTCCACGGCCCACGCAAGGATTATATTGGAAGACTGGATGAAGCGTCAGGTGGCCGTTTTGGGGTATAATGCCTTCAACTCCTCTATTCAGCCAAATACAGACGTTTTTGATGTGGTAAACACCCTCGAAAACGGGGTAAATGAAACGCTTTCCTCTATTGACACCGGATCGGTGGTCACCATGAAGTCCCTGATGAAAAAACAGGAAGAAAAAAGGGCACTCAGGAAGTTGACGGGCTATTCGGGTACGCCATGTGGGTTTGTTGAAATAGACGACGCAACGAATGGACTTCAGGAAAGTGACCTAATAATTCTGGCAGCCCGCCCCGGAATGGGTAAAACAGCATTTGCCCTGAATATTGCCCGAAATCTATGCAAAAAAGGCAATCCGGTAGGGTTTTTCAGCCTTGAAATGAGCGACGAGCAGCTTGCCCTTAGAATGACCTCCACCGAGTCTGGCGTATTTCACTCAAAACTCCAAAAAGAGCAACTTAACGATTTCGACGAGCGCAACCGGGCAATCGCCGAGATGGAAATGGCTGGATGGCCTCTTTTTGTCGAGGACAGACCGGGATTAACGGCAAGGACGCTAAGAGCAAAAGCTACATTGATGAAGAAAAAGCACGGCATAAAGCTGTTAATAGTTGATTATCTTCAATTGATGGCCAGTGAAAGCGGGGTTAGGAATCAAAGCCGTGAAAATTTAGTTTCTGACGTAAGCAGGTCTTTAAAATTGATCGCCAAGGAGTTGAATATTCCTGTCATTGCCCTTGCTCAGTTAAACCGGGAGCTGGAAAAGCGAAGCGACAAAACACCAATACTTTCCGACCTGCGGGATAGCGGGTCTATTGAACAAGATGCCGACGAAGTGTGGTTTTTGATGCGGCCCAGTGTTTATGGAATTACTGGAGAACTTATGGTTGGGGCTACGTCGTGCATGGCCGACGACCTTGCTATTTGGGTTAGGGCTAAGGCCAGACACGGAGAAATGAAGGACATTCCATTGCGGTGGCATGGGGCAACACTAAAATTCAGCGATTACAATGACACTCAATTGATCGTGGGACAACCGGCAATATCAATGAACGGTCGAATAGAAGCATTTGAGAAAGAACCTTTTTAAATAATAATCAATATGAAAGCAAAACCAGTGCATTTTTTAATGCTGAGAAATCCGAAGTCCGATGGACTTAGGGTAAGTGCCGCTGATGTGGCAATAGAAGAAGTGAATAATGGAGCGGTTAGACAGCTTGGCGTTATTCCCATTAACGAAAAAGTGTTGTCTATTTTAGGAAAAAAAGGCGTTCAAATAACAAAAGCAGAAATGCTTTCCTTGCTTCCGGAGTCAACATCGTACGTGAAGCCCATTCAAACCACCTATAAGGGGTATAGATTTCGAAGTCGCCTCGAGGCCCGCTACGCAATTTATTTTGATGCACTTGGGCCCCAATGGGTATATGAGCCAGAGGGCTTTGAACTACCAAACGGCGAAAGGTATCTGCCGGACTTTTATTTTCCTCAGATTGATATGTATGGGGAAGTTAAGCCCGGAGATTTTGTTGACGACAAAAGGCACGAGCTTTTTGTAAAAGGCACCGGAAAGACTCTTTTTGTTTTTTGCGGGCAACCTGGAGATAATAAGGATGTTATGATTTCCATAGAAGATGGAAGCCTAAAAAAGACCAAGGGCAGGGCTTTGGCTTCATGGGCATTTGATATGAGAAAGGTTGCTTTTTTGGAAGAAAAAGAGGGATTCAGGGGGAATCACCCGGCATTTAAATATGCGATTGAGTGTGTGAGGGCGGCTAGATTCGAATTTGGAGAAACAAGCAAGCCTGTTTGTTGGTATAGCGGCGCAAGATCAAGGGTTGACCAAAATACTACGGCATAATATTCTTAAACAATCAAACAAATGAAAAAGAACGAAATCGAAGCACTGGCCTACCACCTAAGAGAGGCCAAAATTGTAGCAGACAAAGCCGTGGCCAATCTCAGAGACGATGGACCGTGCTGCAACATGAGCGTAGTTCTCACCATTCCAAACGCAAAGCCGCAGCTTTACGAAAAACTTCATAAGCTGTCCGAACTTGACTATTGGGGGCGTTCATTTTCGTTCTGCAAAGCACAGGGCGATGTGGAAAGAGTAGCCAATCTGGCTGCATTCACCTACCTGATTGATGTAGCCGGGGAATATGAGTGGACCTTGGAGTATATGCCGGACTAATGCACACCTTCACCACCACCGAAGAAAAGTTCGCCCTGCTTTATTGCTGGATATAAAATATTTTCCTATCTTTGTTCTTCCTATCCGTCATGAAAAAACATCAAACTTACTGGACCCCCGCATTGCTTTTTGCCTTAACCGGCAGACGGATAGGACTTTGTGGGCGGTCCTTTTATGTTTTATGGAAAATACAGAAGTATGGAAGCCCATAGCTGGTTACGAGGGACTATATGAGGTTTCAAATTTTGGGAATGTTAAAAGCCTATCCTATCACAGAACTAAGGTTGAGCGTATTTTAAGACTAAGCACTGCTGCGGGGTACCCATTAATTCATTTATACAAGTGTGGAAAAAGTACAGCTATTAAGATTCACCGGCTTGTAGCGACGGCTTTTATACCGAACCCTGATAGCAAACCAACCGTCAATCACATCAACGGCATAAAGACCGATAATCGGGTTCAGAATTTAGAATGGGCAACTTATTCAGAAAATTTAAAAGAAGCACATAGGCTTGGTTTGGCCAACAGCAAAGGAGAAAGGCATAGTCAGTCCAAACTAACGAGTTTTGAAATTATAGAGATTAGGACTATGGGAAAATCAAAAACAATTTATGAGTTGGGTGTACAATTTGGTGTAAGCTACCAACACATTTCTAAGATTATCCGTCGGGAAACATGGAGGCACATTTAGCCGCATCAGTATCACACAGGTTTGAGACAACGGAGGACAAGTTTTCTCTTTTGTACTGTTTTATCTATTTGCAAGCCTGTCAGTGCGACGCATCTATGTGGGAATCTGAGGAATACGGCATTCAGCGTACAAACGCCCTCCGCTACCTCGAATACCACATGGAGAAAACCGATTGGTCAAAAGCCTATCCCGCAATTGTGATGTACGCCCCGAAAGTGGTTGAATTTGCCAGAAGGGATTGCCGGGAGTTTGTGGACAAATATGCGGCGCAGGACGAAGAATACCTCCGTAAGCCCCAGACTTTTGCTGTGCTTAAAATGCTTGACAAGATGAAGAAAACGGTTGATGAGCCCAAAACCAACCCCCTTCTGGAGAAGCCTAAAAAACCAATAACGAAAAAGAAAAAACATGACGGACCTGATATTGGACTTTGATCTGGAAGAAGACAAGCGCAAGCTGTTTTCCATTCTAAAATCCTTAAAAGGAAAGAATGTAATACAAATTAAAAAGTGGCGGAAAAAGCGGTCGATCGACTCTAATTCCTACTTATGGGGAGTGTGCTATCGGTATATTTCAGATTGCACCGGATATACTAAAGAGGAGTCCCATCAGGCCATGGGTCAGCTATTCCTTAAATACCCTAAAGGCCAGCACTTTTTCATCCGATCGACCACCGACTTGGATACGGCGGAGATGGGTGAGTATATTGATAAAATCAAAGCCTTCGCCATGGACCAATTCAGTTGTTTTATCCCGGACCCTTCCGATGTACTATTTGCAGAATAATGATACGAAAACCAATCAAAATGCCCAAGCCAGCAAAGCCAAAAAAGAAGCCTATCGTGCCCCGTGTTCCCAGAACAAGAAATGGAAACACAGAGACAGAATCCCAACACTTTGGAAAAATCCGTTCAGCGTTGCGAAACATGAGCCGGTGGTGGAAACCAATAGCCATGGCCCGGAAGGCCGCCAGTCGAACCTACACGATAGGTCGGGCAAAACGGGTGGAATACCAATGTGCGTCGTGTTCTAATTGGTTTAATGTCAAGGAAATTCAGGTGGATCACAAGGTGGAATGTGGTAGCTTGAGAAGCTATGCCGACCTCCCCGGATTTTGCCAACGGCTTTTTGCGGAGGATATTTCAGCGTATGCCGTGTTATGCACAAGTTGTCACAGCCGCAAAACCCTCGGCCTCACCCCCGTCCAGTGAAATACAGAACAAACAATGAAAAAGACACAGAAAACAGTGATATTCAACAGGGAGTGGGCAATGCCGGACAAGTGGACCTTCCGGATTAAACCCATTTCACAATTGGTACGACGGTATGTAGGCGACGGAAAAGGTTGGATAGACCCATTTGCCGGAGAAAACAGTCCGGCAGAAATAACCAATGACCTAAACCCCGAACGACCAACCACATACCACCTACACGCAAAAGACTTTGCGCTACAACTTGAAGGGAAGTATGCGGGCGTTCTTTTCGATCCACCATACTCACTTCGGCAAACCAAAGAGTGCTATGAATCAATAGGATATGGGATGTCTCAGGAGGATACACAAACCTTTCCAAATAACGTGAAGGATGTGTGCGCTTCGAAAATACAGACAGGTGGGCTTGCCATTTGTTTTGGGTGGAACTCTGGAGGCTTTGGTCATAACCTTGGCTTTGAGTTGATTGAAGTTCTTTTGGTGCCGCATGGAGGGCACCATTACGATACAATTGTCACCGTTGAGAGAAAGTTTAGTCAGGAGATTGATTTTGGGTAACCCCCTAACCCTGCACAATTCGGGAAGTTGAAAAAAGATTTGCGCAATACACGCAACTAAATTACCTTTGTGTTACTCGTTCGATAGAACGGATTCGGTCTGGAGGCCGACAATAAAACCTTGGGAGAAATCCCAAAATCAAAGCCTTAAATTAATTGGTCCTCCAGCCGATTTTTTTGAGGCTTTACTTTTTTAAAATGATACATGCTATTAGCAGAGAAGAGGCCGACGAGATTTTAAAAAATCAGTTTCATTCCGAAACAATACACCGTCTGGGGAAGGATAAAGATTTCTGTGGGTACAGGATTGTATTTTTTAGTCGTTTTTTCCAAAGCATGAAGGAGCTTGCGGATAGGATTGATTTAACAGACTATAATACAGTTCTGTCGGCTCTTGATGATTTCAGAGAAATTGAAA